GAACTCGACAAAAAATGCCAGAAATCAAATGCCGTTTGGTCGTAGTTCGGGTCAATTTTTAGAATATTGAAAAGCGGGTGTTCTTTGTAGAGACGAGAAACTCCTGCATCGTCTTTCTTATAGATTTCAATCGGCAATGATGCGATCGTTCCAGCAAGCAAAGAAATGCAGCGCCATGCAGCCGAAAGGCCTAACAGGGAAGTGTCCGAAACTATAAGTCCCGAAGAACTCGCCCCCGCCCAATCTGCTGGGTTTTGAAGTGTTAATGAACTAGACGGGGCGAAAATTCCGTTCCACATTTTTTTGATAAAATTCAATTCCCGCCTCCGAGACTAGCGAAATACTGGTCGATTGTTCCGCTGTTTAGGGCAGCCGGATTTCGGCTCATGGCCGTTGCGGCGTCAAACATCGCCATCGCGGGGTCTATCTTTGCGTCGCCAGCATTCTGTTTGGTTGCTCTGATAGCGGTCGCCGTTGGTTCAATTTTCAGGTTCGCCACGCACCAATCCATCATCGCGCTTTTTGAGTGCCAGAACGTGCCACCAGCGACCTTCCGTTCAGTGGTCTTGATTGCGTTCATCAGCATGTAACCTTGCGAAACACCAACAACTTGTTTGTTGTCCGGAGTTATACCGATTTGTGCTAGCTCTTCGACTAGCTCACCAAGTCCGGCAGGGTCGACCGCCACACATGCGAGAAGATTTCGCTGCTTAACATCATCAATTATTTCGATGATTTGCGAAATATCATCGAGTTTATCGTCAACAATGGTTAAGTCACCGTCTTTTTCAAAGTCACGTAGAACAGTGGCAATCGACTTGCGCCGTTCTAAAACGCTTGTGTGTGCCCATGCATGCGACCAAGACAGCCAATGCTTTGACTGTTTATCGCGGCCAATCAGTGTCAGACCGAAAAGATCATCAAGCCCGCCGCCGTCAATGCCGACAACGACCACTTCCGACCGTTCTAAAAACGTTTCATACGTTAGCGTCTCGTCAGTTTGCCGGAGCCAGAATTCTGCGCCTGCCCATTGGTTGTTTCGTAACGCTTGCCCGATTTCGACATTCAAATGTTTGGCGTAAAACGTACGGCGAGAGTCATCATCCGTGAGTGCGTTCAATTTACTAACTAAATAGTCCTTTTGCACTGAACGCCCCAAATTTGGGTTTGTGATATAAAAATTGTCAGGGTTCAGGAATTCTTGGCTATCTATGTACGATTTGGGAAATTCATAAAGAACACCCATCCTTGACGGGTCTTTTTTTATTCCGTCACGCAAATCACGATAATAATCAAGCTTTTCTTTGAATTCACCAGCCGGGGGCTTGTCTGATTGTGTCGACAAGTAAATGACAAAGCCTTCCGGCCGTGAAATGAGACCACCGGTAGCTTCTTGCAGCATGGCTTTCGCGTCTGCCTTATTGCCAAACAGCCACAATTCGTCGACAAGAACAAATGAAGCTTTTATGCCCGAAACCGTCTTGCTCTCGGCTGCCACGACTTTTAAAACAGTTTCCGTTTTTAAATGTCTGATTTCTTTCACATGGTCTCTTGCTTCTAACAATTCCTGCAAGCGCGGGTCGCATTTTATCATTCCTGCGGCGGGTTTATACGAATTATCCGCAACCTTTTTTGTCGGAGCAAGTAGCAACAGTTCATCATATTCTCGCGGGTCGAGCAAAAGAGCCGTCATCATTATCCCGGCCGCGATCGTTGATTTAGTATTTTTTTTGCTAATGAGCAGGAAAAACTCGTTAATAAGCTGTTTTCCGGTTTTTTCGTCATAAGCACCAAAAATAGCGGCAACAAAATCAAAAACCCATTGCGCTGATACCTCACCGAACGTTGGTTGCCCTGGCAAGTCGACAATTCGTAAGCTTTTAAAAATCTCTAATGCTTTTTCTGCTTGTGCGGGGAAAATTGGTTTTACTGGTACTATACTTTCACCGGCAACAATGCGCTTTTCCCAATCGGGCAGGGAAGTGTCCCAATTCATGAATTATTGACCACAATTTTAGGCTTTGAATTCGGTATTTTCCGCTGAGCAGTAAAAACATTTTCGGCTTTCTTCGCGCTTTCAAGCTTTTGTTCTTTTTTGCCAAGTTTTTTGTCTGCCGCTTTTTCATGAACGTAAGGAGCAGCAGCGATAGCCATCCGGTCACGCCGTTCGTCATCCGCTTCCGTACTGTTCATGACGGCGAGCATATATTCAAGCGGCGTCATGCCAGAAAGCTTGGCGCTTTTTTTTATCGCCTTAACGTCTTTTTTTGATAGCTTTTTACTGGTGGAGCCACGCGGGCGACCAGC